AGGGTGGCCCAGGCCACTAGCCCCCATGTGCGGGCGCGGGACTTCGGCCAAAGACTCATGGTGTTTGTCAATCAGCGCCTGAATGCTATGATCACTCTCGGGTATCTTCATGATTTCTCCTAAAGGGTTTGCCCCGGCCTTCAACAGCCGGGGCATTTTTTTGCTTACTTCTTGGCCCAAGGCGGCGCGGCCTTGGCGCTTGCAACAGGTGCACCAGCAGAAGGCATAGAAGCAGCGGCAGGCGCTGCACTACCCGAAACAGACTTAAATGCTTTCACCTCGTTGCTGTCGCCATACTTCTCATCGGTCTTCACCTCCAGCTTGATAGACAGATTGCCCCCGATCAACTGGTCGGTGTCCGTAACTTTAGCCAAGCCGATTGCACGCATGATGTCGCCCAACTGCTGGCGGCCAATCTCCTCGGCCTTCTGGTTTGGGTTCTTGATGTTCAAGTTGCCAAACACCACACGGCCCTGGTGAGTTGGTCCTGTCACGTCATAGCGCAGCTTGATGTACTGGCCAGTGCCAGCCTTGTTGGGCTTGAGCTCAGACTGCGTAATCGTCACTGTGTACCAGCCAGCAGGCAGCGGCTCAAAGTTGCCGGTGGTGCCTTGCGGCAGTTCATTAACGTCAAATGCTTCAGGTAAAAATGCCATGATTTACTCCTTGGGGGTGATTGAAAAAGATGGGCGGCCAGGCTTGGCCGTAATTGCACCTGCCAACGGGCCTGTGATCGTTGCGTCAGCAGCTTTCCAAGCCGCCATGTTCAGTTCAGGCTTCCACCTGAACAGCGTTGCAAGGTGATCGCTCAAGCCGTGCTCGGCGGCAAGCTCTTGCACCTTTTCCCCGTCAACTTTGCGGTCGATGCGGCCTGCAATCTTGATGACGTACTGGCCAGGCTCGACGGTTTCTGTGCTGTCAAGGTTTTCGGCAATTCTTGCCAACTTTTTGATGTGGTCTTCAACAATTCTTCTATCCTCTGTCGCATCTTTTTCCGCTTGTTTTGCATCCAGCCACATCTTGGCCAGCAGGTTCATATTGGTGGTCATTTCGATCATGGCTTCACCTCATTCACAGTCCCATGCGTGCCTCTTGCCCACAATTGTTGATAAGCCTTTTCAGCACCCATTCGGTACAACTCAAACTCCGTGTAACGTGTTGAATTGTCTTTGCCGTAGCCTGGCCCGACAAACACGCAACTGTTTCTATAGTGGGGTAAGAAAAGGATGCCGTCTTTGACAAACACCATCAGTTCTTCGTGAGGTGCTTGGATAGTGTGCTGGTTCATGCCTTGCCCCCAATTTTGGCAATGATTGCACCAAGGTCCGGCGCTTCCCAGCCAGACAACTTGCCAGACCGATCCTTGGCCAGCCACAGGCCATCGCTGTCGCACATCAAGGCGCGTTGCGTCACCCCCTCGGCATCGCGCTCAACACGCAGCGCCAGCACCTCATCAAAGAAGTAAGGCAATGCTTGGCCAGTCTTGTTACCAGGCATTGAAGGGCTATACAGAACACGGCCCATCTCATCCTGCGTTTTTTCCAGCTTGGCGCTCATGTAGACATGCTTGCCAGGCAAATCACGAAACGCACGGATGATGTCGGCCATCTGTTCCTGCATCGCACCGTAGGCGGCCCGCGGGTCTTTGTTCGCCTTCTTCTCAGTGTTCAAGCAGACTTCCGCAATCTCGCTGATGCTGTCTAAAGCCACCGACTGAAAGCCTGCGGCCTCCGCACTACCTGTCAACCAAGAATAGGCCTCACGCAGATCGTCCATCGAGGCGATCTCAATGTAAGGCAGGTCAGCGTCCTGAATGGACAGCAGGCCACCTTCAGCACTCAACACCACCACATCAGGCAGCGTCTGGACCAACGTTGTCTTACCAGCACCAGCTTGCCCATAAACAAGCAACTTCACACCATTGGCAGACAAGCTGCCGGTCGTCTTCAAATTGATAGCCATCTGGCTCTCCTTTTTTGCACCACTGTCAGGGAATCTGTTTGTGGTGTGCATGAATTCTAACGTAGAATTCAAACATAACAACATTTTTTTTCAACAAGGAAAAACCAATATGATGACCCTTGAGCAGATACGAGACGCACTTTCAGACCGAATGCCTGTTAAGGTGGCAGAGGCCACCGGCGTGCACTACAACACCATCCGCAAGGTGCGCGATGACCCGAATGCGAACCCCACGCACAAAGTTTTGCAGGCTTTGTCGAACTATTTGGAAAGCCGGAAGGTGACGCATGGCTGACCCTTTCAAGATCACCGAGCCAACTTGCATCAGCTTCAGCGGTGGGCGCACCAGTGCTTATATGCTTTGGCGGGTGTTACAGGCTCACCAGATGAGCCTGCCTAAAAACGCTGTTGTTTGCTTTGCCAACACTGGCAAGGAAGAAGAAGCAACATTGCGTTTTGTTCAAGATTGCTCAAACCGGTGGAACGTTGAGATACATTGGGTTGAGTTTCAGGATGCTGATCCCGCTTTCAAGCGAGTTAATTTTGAGACAGCTAGCCGCAATGGCGAGCCATTTGAAGCGTTAATTCGCAAGCGGAACTATTTGCCAAATCCAGTGACAAGGTTTTGCACCGCTGAACTTAAGATTCGAACAATTCACAAATATCTGAAATCATTGGGTTGGGATCACAATGAACATATGGATTGGGTTGGCATGAGAGCAGACGAACAGCGCAGGGCTGCCAAGATTGCTGACAAATCCCGCATCCCACTGGTAACGGTTGGGATTACAAAAGAAGATGTCGGCGCTTTTTGGAAAGCCCAGCCATTTGATCTTGGCCTTCCCAATAACAACGGCGTCACAATGCACGGGAACTGCGACTTATGCTTTTTAAAGGGTGGCGCGCAGGTTTTATCTTTAATTGCAGAAAAACCAGAACGAGGCGTTTGGTGGGCCAAGATGGAGGCGTTGGCGTTGGCGTTGGCGTCCAAGCCAAGCGGTGCGGTATTTCGTTCTGACCGGCCATCTTATGCCTCAATGATTCAATTTGCGGCAGACCAAATTGATATGTTCGACCAAAATGAAGAAGCAATCTCCTGCTTCTGCGGAGATTAAAAATGGCTGACCTTTCAAAAGTCCTCGGTGGCCCATGGTCACCATCCCCCGAGAAGCTGCTTGCACCCCCAGAGGCGCAACTCATTGACGCCATGCGAGCCGCGGGTCTCGAGCCACCAGATGAAATCCTGATGGACGGCAAGATACACCGCTTCAAATCAGGCACCAAGGGCACACCAGGTATTGATAAGCCCGGTTGGTACTTGGTCTTTGGTGATGGCATCCCGGCAGGCCGTTTTGGCTGTTGGCGCTTGGGGATGGAGCAGACTTGGCGTGCAGACGTTGGCCGCAAGCTCACCGAATTTGAGGAGATGGCCCACGCAAGGCGCATCAACGAGTCCAAGGTATTACGCGAAGCCGCACAAGAGCGCCAGCACCAAGTGGCCAGTGAGACAGTTGAGAAGATTTGGCTAAGTGGCGGCGCAGCCCACCCTGATCACCCCTACCTTAAACGCAAAGGAATCCAAACCCACGGCGTGCGCATCACAGGTGACGGGCGCTTGATGGTGCCCCTGTACGACCAGCACGGCACTTTGAGCACCCTGCAATACATCGACGAGGAAGGCGGTAAGCTCTACCACCCCGGCGGCAAATCAGGCGGGAAATTCTGGATGATAGGCTCACTGGATGAGCCTGGCACACTGTACGTGGCCGAAGGATTTGCCACTGCGGCGACAATCTACGAAACCACCAGCCGCCCCTGCATCGTGGCTTATAGCGCCAGCAGCTTGGTGCCAGTCACCGCCAGCCTGCGCGAGATGTACGGTGCAACTCAGGACATTGTTATCGTGGCAGACCATGACAAGCACGGCGTTGGCCAAAAGTACGCAGACCAAGCCAGTGCCAAATACGGGGCCAGAGTGGTCATGCCGCCCATCGAAGGCATGGACGCCAACGATTACGCACAAGCAGGCCACAACCTTTCAGCCCTCCTGATACAGCAAACCGGCACCGCGGTCGTAGACAAGCTCAAAGTGGTCTTTGGCGATCACCTAAGCGGTGATTACGAGGCACCAGACGAACTGGTCGAAGGCCTCATGACCATTGGCAGTTCCGTTGTGGTCTATGGCGACAGCAACTCAGGCAAGACATTTTGGGCACTCTCAGTGGCCACAGCTATCGCCACCGGCGCAGACTGCTATGGCCTCAGAACAGACCCCGGCTTGGTGGTTTACCTGGCCAGCGAAGCTCCCAGCAGCATTCGCTCCAGAATGCAGGCTATCAAGAAATACCACGCCTGCAACCTCGCAAACTTGGCCATGGTGCCCGTCCCCATGAATTTCTACACCGGTGACCAAGACGCCCACGATGTCATTGAATTGGTTCGGGCCATCGAGCAGATCAAAAACCAGCGCGTGCGCCTCATCATCGGCGATACTTTGGCCAGGATGAGCGCCGGGGCCAACGAGAACAGCGGCGAGGACATGGGGCCAGTGATGGCCAGATTCGACCAAGTGGCCACCGCAACCGGCGCAGCCCTCATGATCATCCACCACAACGGCAAAGACGCAGCCAAAGGCGCTCGCGGCTGGTCAGGCATCCGTGCCCACATCGACACCGAAATCGAGGTGGTAGAGAAAGATGGCATCCGGTCAGTCACCGTCACCAAGCAGCGCGAACTGCCCAGCAAGGGCGACACCATTTACTTCAAGCTCGAGGTCGTGCAAATGGGCACCACCAAGTTCGGCAGCCCAGCCACCACTTGTGTCGCCGTTCCAGACACTGAGTCGAACTCCAACAAACCCCACAAAAAAACCACCAAGCATGATGAGAACATGCGCACCATCGAACGCGCTTGGTGGGCCTCCGGCGCAGAAGATCGCCAGGGTTTGCCGTATGTCAGCAGGTCAGCTTTGCGTGATTTGTTGATCAAGGACGGCATGTCGGAGAGAACCGCCAAGAACAAAACTGAGGCATCAAGGCCAGATGGCATCATCGGGCCAATGCTCAATGCCGGGGCTTTGGAGCCCACCGAGCATGGCTGGGTGTTTAAAAATGAGGCACAAGTGAGTGCGATGTTGATGCAGAAAAACGCCCCTAAACGCCCCTGAGTGCCCCTGGGGGTTTTTAGGGATTAGGGGCAAAAGCCCGTTAAAACGCCCCTCCCCGCCCCTAAAACGTATACGTTAGGGGCGGTAGGGGCAACGGGATGCGGAATAATTGGGGTTGAATTTATTTGAGGAAAGTTAGGAGTGACTTACATGACTGAAGCAAACCAAACTCAGATCGGTGGCGATCATTACAAGGAAAAATCTATCCAGCCTTGGGACTTCATTGCGGCCAACAGCCTTGGCTACTTTGAGGGCAACATCGTGAAGTACGTTAGCCGATGGAAAGACAAGGGTGGTGTTGATGACCTCAAGAAAGCCAGGCACTACTTGGATAAGCTCATTGAACTGGAGGACAAGGTATGACTGGGAAAACTAATGAGGTGGAGGTTAAGCAGGCAGCCAGAAAAGGAGCAGGCAGGCCAACAGTCTTTGGGATTGACAACCCATGCTGGCAACGCATTACTGAGCAGATGTCTTTGGGCAAAAGTTTGAGTATGGCGTTGAAAGGTGAGGGGATGCCTTCTTACCATTCCGTGATGCTGATGCTCAGAAAAAATACTGAGTTCCGGGAAATGTATGAGAAGGCCATTGAGGATCGAGCAGACCGTTTGGCTGAGGAGATATTAGAACTGGCGGATGAAGCCATGCCAGCCCATTTAGAAGGGCCTATGGCCTCTGCTTGGGTGCAACACAAGAGAATGCAGGTGGATGCCCGCAAATGGATTGCCTCTAAGCTTAAACCCAGAATGTATGGTGATCGGATTGACGTTGCCGTCACTGACACTCGGATCAGTGTCATGGATGCCCTCAAAGAGGCTAAACAGCGGGTGCTTCAGGACAATGGTCAAGTCATTGATGTGCAAGCAAAAAACGTCTCAGATATGCCAGATTGATATGGGACGGTGCGCGTTATGCAAGAATTTTCTAGCTGTACGCGCCCGCGCCTGACCACTTTGGCGTCAGGGTAAACCCTAGCAACAACACGCTTCTACTTCGCACAACTGCCATTATGTTAAGTCGACCATATGTTATTTACAGATTTATGAATACCGCAGTGCTACATTTGCAGTTATTCACAGGAAGCTGTGGGCAACTTGGCAAAAAACCCTGTGGACAACCGCCTGGCCGCTTGCCCCGCCGATGGCCGGGGGGGGGAGGGCCGAGCGCGAAGGGTCACGGTTACGGTACCCCCGCGAACATTTTTTAATTTTTGTTTTTTGTTCTAAGATTGCCCTAAATGCAAACCACCATATACAAACCAGAAGATGAGCAAGAGTTGATGGCCACGTTGTGGACACCGGCGATTGCGGACGACCCGGAGGCGTTTGTGTTGTTTGCGTTCCCGTGGGGTCAGGAGAACACGCCACTGGCGAACTTTAAGGGGCCGAGAAAGTGGCAAAGAGAGGTGCTCAGAGAGATCACGCAGCACATTAAGAGGCAGGGTGGGCGGGTTGATTTTGAGACGTTGCGTCATGCGGTGAGTTCGGGGCGTGGTATTGGCAAATCGGCACTGGTGTCTTGGTTGACGATTTGGATGTTGTCGACCAGGATTGGCTCGACCACGATTATTTCGGCGAACAGTGAGTCGCAACTCAGGGCGGTGACGTGGGCGGAGATTACCAAGTGGCTGGCGATGAGTATTAACAGTCATTGGTTTGAGGTGGCGGCGACGAAGATTACGCCGGCTAATTGGTTGACGGAGTTGGTGGAAAAGGATTTGAAGAAGGGCACGCGGTATTGGGCGGTGGAGGGCCGGTTGTGGTCAGCGGAGAATCCTGACGCTTATGCTGGTGTGCACAACTTTGATGGTGTGATGGTGATTTTTGATGAGGCCAGTGGTATTGAGGATTCAATCTGGGCGGTTACGGCTGGATTCTTTACCGAAAACACACCTAATCGTTTGTGGCTGGCGTTTTCTAACCCACGGCGCAACACGGGGTATTTTTACGAGACGTTTCACAGTAAGCGGGATTTTTGGAACACCAAGGTGGTGGATGCCCGTACAGTAGAGGGCACGGACAAGGCGGTGTATCAGAACATCATTGATGAGTACGGGCCGGACAGCAGCCAAGCGCATGTGGAGGTGTATGGGATGTTCCCGAATGCGGGGGATGATCAGTTCATACCGTCGAGCATTGTGGATGAGGCG